ATTGGTTTTCGTTTTGTGATTGGTTATATATAGGTTTGATATTACTAATTTTAGTTCTACGACAAGCCATTGCGTTTATTGACACAACACCTTCTTGTTTCGATGATTTAAAACCTTTAGAACATACAACAAATCTATATGGTTTGTCTTCCAGTGTGGGACTTTCCCCAACGGACGTTTGATTAATTTTCAATTTACCTTGTTGGTTATAATTTTGTAAAGTTGTTTGATTTGGTGACTTTTGTTTTAATATCCACTTCAAAACTGCATCATTTCTTCTTTTAGATAAATTTAGATTATATTCAGGGTCGGTAACAGCGGATGCACTAGCCTCTAAATCAAATTCAACGGTTCCCCCGTCATCTAATATTTTACCTAGTTTTGGTATGAAACTTTTGGCTTCATTAAATTCTTTAGTTATATAATCGAAAAAAATACCTATTTCCTCTTTTCTTGTATCTACATAATTCCTTAGATATTCTATTTTAGCCGCATTACTATCATCAAGTCCTAAAATGAAACTAGTTTTATCTGCTTTAGTACTATCATCGTATGAAAATATTTTATTCAAAGCAGCACTATAGGTATCAGGTTTTCCATCATTTAAATAATTGTTTTTTGAAGCAATATATAAATCGTACCAATGTTCAAAATCTTGAGTAACAGTGGTACCGTATCTATTTCCTGTTCCGTCAGGAAAGTTGTTATCAAAATAAAAACCAATATCCGGAAATTGAATATTTAATGGTGGTTCGGTTGCTGTAGGTGTTGGTGTAGGTGTTGGTCCTGGAGTTGGTCCAGGTGTTGTTTGAACACAATTTTGTCCTGTTGGTGTTATAGTATTTGTAGGGTCAGGTGTTGAGTAATTATAAGCATTACTTCTTATTGCACATATTTCTCCACTCGCGTTTGGTGCTAAACCTGTTAGTGTTATTACATCTCCTGAACAACCCGTATACGTTAAATCGGTGGTAACACCAATTTGGTATTTTAAAACAACACATGGTGATGGTGTAGGTGTAGGTTCTATTTCACTATCAATATCAATTTCTTGTTCAGGTATAGAATAACTGTTTTCTTGTACTACAGTGACAACATCTTCCGTAGTTAATATTTGAGTTTCAAAAATATCATTAGGAGTAAACATTGGGAATTTACTAACTAAGTCCCATAAATCGTACTTAGTACATCCCGCAAAGAATGAATCAATAATTTGTGTTATTTCTCCATTGTTTCCAACATTTTCTAATTCTTTATCAACTAATACATTAAGGATTGATGGATGGTCAACAATAATTTTAAAAGAAACGTTACCCTTTCTTGATGTGTTAGTGTAAGTATAAATCGGTTCAGTTCTACCTAAAAAATTGTTGTCAGTCCATTGTGTACTAACACTTTCATCAAAACTTAAATCATATGGTGGGAACCACATAATTCTACCTCCATTTGGTCCCTTTTCACAAGCCGGTAAATCATCATAAGTAAAACCCTTTTTATTTGATGTTCTCCATGCCAAGTTTTCTAAAGATAGCATGTATTTTTTTACTTTACCATCTTTTATACTATATCCGTCAGTTGGTGCAATATTTAAATTGTAAGTGTTGTCTAATACTGAATTAGTATAACCTCTTATATTACCATCTGTTTTTTGTAGCTCATCATAAGTATAATATGGTCTGTCTTTTGTGAATACTCTACAATATTCAAGACCTGTCGGTGTAGCACTACTATCAGGTGTGAACTTCGTTGCCCTGCATCTACAAGTTTTTGTGTTACATCTAATAAAGAACCTGGTGTGAAATCTAAATTAGTAGACTTAGTTGAATCAAAACCTACTAAATTACCAAAAGTAAATTCACTATTGTCTTCGAATTGCTCTCCACCTCTACCTTGTAATTTACCTTGTAGTGGTTTGTTATCCTCTTTCGGACTCTTACTACCAATCCAAGTTACGCCACCGAAGATACCAGCACCAATCCATTTAACACCATCTTTATTAGCTCCCGCACTATATAAGTTTCTACTATTTAAACCAAATTGTGTTTCATTTAATTGTTCTCCTTCATATAACTTACCCATATTAGAGTAAGAAAGCACAGGTCCCATTGATGAGGTTTTACCATCTTTTGCATATGGTAGTTCGGGTGCGGGGGACATTAATTCTGTCAAATGATTTTTTCTATCACCAAGGTAGAACACACCTTTAGGTGCGAGTAAATTATTACCTATTTTATAATCGGGTCTGTACTGATTATATTTTAATTGGTCATAAAGTAATTTACGTGTTGGTACTGATGTAAATTCAACAAATAATTCAGATGAAGATTGATTTGCGGGTTGTAGAGCACTAAATAAAGAACCTAAAGCCCCACCTATTAATGATAATGGGTTTTCAAAAGGTCCATTACCTATTCGTTCAGGATAATCAAAATACTCACCAGGAATATAAGAATAGGGTGAATAAAGACCACCTAATTTAGCGGCAAAGTTAATACCTTGACCAAATAGAAAATCAGGAGTTGTAATATTATAAACTCTCGATACAATAGGAATATTACCTGTTAATAAACCAATAGCATCGAAAGGGTCGGTATTTGGTTGAGCAGATATTTCTCCAGTATCGGGATTAACATTAGAATTGAATATATTTACTTGTCCTAATGTTTGTTGAAATAACTCAAGCGCAACTCTATGTTTAAATTCTTTATTTAATTGTTTTGCGCCAATATTTGCTAAGTCAGAGTCTTGTGATAAACTACCATCAGAACCCGATGGGTCATCATTTAATAATATACTATATGGTGTGTAGGTAGATGGTAAAAATATAAACGTATTATCTGAATTAGCATATGGTAACTGTAACGCCTCTTGTTGAAGGGTTTTGAAATCTGTCGGGTCATATTCACCATCACCCGTAGCATATCTGTTTGATAGGTATGCTTCAGTTTCTTTAATTCCTCCAACAAGTTCTAAAAGAGAGCCATCCGAATCAGTAACGTCGTAATTACCTTGTGGTATTACTAAATTTTTTTGTTTTCTGTACGGTTCAACTTCAGTTTCACTTTGTCCCTGTTCAGGGCCCCATTGATTTTGTAAGAAATTAGGTTTTCTAACGTCTTCACCTACAATTTGTAATTCACTATCTACAGTATCAGGAAACCCATATTCACCTTCATTTGAGTTGGTTTGTAGGTTATTATTTATTGATACTTCGGTTGTTGGTAAATTTTCAGGACCATATTGATTTATAGCAATTAATGCAGGTCTATCCGTTTCTCCTTTTATTTCTAATGGACTATCTACAGTATCAGGAAAACCATACTCACCTTCGTTAGCATTAGTTTGTAAATTATTATTAATCGAAACTTCGACATTAGAAGGATTATCAGGTCCGTATTGATTATTTGTAATAAGAATAGGTCGGTCGGTATTTGCGGTAGTTTCTAAATTACTACCAATCGTATCTTGTACCGTATATTCACCTTCACCAACAGTATTAATAACTTTATCATTATTAATGTACCAAGCAGTTGAGCCGAAGTCTGATAAACCATTTTCAGGTCTATAAACATTTTTTATTATAATTTGTTTTTCAGTATTGTTACCAATAATCTCTAAATCACTTTCTATAGTGTCAGGATATCCATATTCACCTTCATTTGATTTATAATTTAAATTAATATTAATTGGAACAATGTCTCCATATTCTCCAGTACTTGTTTGTGGACCATACTGATTTATAGGTAAAAGAATTTGTTCTTGTTGGTTACCTATTTGTTCAACACTTGGGGAGTCAATGGGTGTTAGGTCATTAATATTAAATTCAGAAGAACCTGGTTTACCGTCATTTGAAAAAGCACTATCTACTTTGTATGGTGGAAGGTTTCTCACCAATAGTTTTTTTCTAAAATTTTCGCTCGAATTAAATGATAGTGGACTCTCCATTCAGTCTTTTTATGAATACGCCTTGTTGTCTTTTATATTCGTTCATTTTATAAAGTACGGTATCCATAATTTGTTTTTGAACTTCAGGAGAATTAAACATTTTGTTCAATTGTCCTGGGTCACCAGCAATAGACCCATTTAAATTAATGTTAATATCTATATTACCTCCAATACTCCCACCACCTTTATTAAGTGCGTCTGTTAAGTTAGTTCCGAAAGCAACCTCATCACCAACTATTCCTTTATATATCGTGTCTTTAGCCATTATTTGTGGGGCACCTCCAGGTTTAAATAACATATCATTACCGGTAACGGTAGGTACCGGTTCAATTGGTTTTTTGATAGTTTTTTTTACTTCCTCTTGTACATCCATCATTCTATTCACTGCATTTTCAGAAATTAATGGGTCTGGTAATTCACCTGCTGCGGTTGTTTCAAATTTCGCAGTATCTCTAGCGGTTTTTTCAAGAGTATTTGCTGTTGTTTCAGCTCCGTTTGTTATGGCTTTACCAAGTTTTTCGTTTGCGGTTTCAATATTTTTCAAAAAAGTAGCCCTATCTTGAACACCCATTTGTGTTAATATAGCACTTTTAATAATGTTTACATCTTTTGCCTGATTTTCAGTAATAGTTAAGTTATTTATCGCAATATCTTTTTCGTCTTTACCAGCCTTCTGCATATAATCATTTAATGCTTGTTGGGCTTCAGCACTACCTAAATTAGCTTCTTCAATTTCACCATAACCAGGTATATCAATCGTTACTTTACCGTCAGGCCCAATTTCAGTAAGTCCCGTTACTAAATTCAATTCATCCTCATCCAAATCCGCAAAACCAAATCTATCTTTCAAAAAGTTTGCCTTTGCAGCCTCTCTTCCAACTTCCATTACCTCATCCAAAGATTTACCCATTAACGCTGCTTGTTCTCTTAATCTATACATGTCAGCAACTGAAGTATCAAATTTTCCTGTTTCACTATTAAATTTAAAGGCAGATGCACTTGATTTTATAATTTCATCTTGCAACCCTTTCATGTCTGATTGTGCCATTCTCATTAATTGAAAAGGGTCCGCTAATTTACCTACAGCACCACCTAACATTTGAAATGATGCTGCAGTTTCCATAGCACCTTCAGGGTCTAATATTTTTGATTGTAATGCACTTGCACCAATTTTTTCAATAGATGTTCTTAAAAGTGTAGCTTGTTTTACCATGTCAGTTAAACCTTTTACACTATTACCGAAACCAAAACCATTTAATGATTTCATATTGGCGTTGACATCAGTTAAAAACTTTTTTGAATCAATCCCCACTTTTCTAGCTTCAACGGCTAAATCATGCATTTTTTCTGTTGCTTGCAACTGTGTTCCACCAAATCTAGTAAGTTCACCAACCATTTTACCAACTTCACCAGCACCCATACCTGTTGCCTGTGAAAGAGCAACCATATTTTCAATAGTTTGCAAAGAAGGGTCTACCATTCTTTGCATACTTTCAGCAAGTCCTTGGACTGTTCCAGTGATATCTTTAAACTCGGCACCTATTTTGACGGTGTTTTTGTATGACTCAATTAATTTACTCGCAAATTTAGAGCTGTCCATAACAACACCACCCATAGACCTTTGTAAGGTCTTAGAACTATCAGCAATACTTATTGCGGTTTTTTCTATATTTTTGTAAGCTGTAAATGCATCCGATGCACTGAGTGCTGCTATATTTGCTTTAATAGCACCCTTTAAGGCCTCAATTTGCTCGGCTATTGATTTGGCAGCACCTCCTTCTAGTTGTGGGTCATTAAAAAACATAATAATTTTTTTAAATAAATATTTTAGGATTATGTTTTATTTGATTCAGATATTAGCTTATCCAAAAAGTACTTTCTTTCGAATGTTGGCATTTTAAGTAAATCCAAGTATGAAAAGTTTGCAAATTTTATTAAATAATAAAATTCATCCATTAAAATTTTTTTATATTGTGAAGAAAGGGCGAAAAAATTCAACCCCAAAACCAACCATTACGTTGACTTTTTCTCCTGACGGGGCTGTAACTGTTTTTATTAAATCAAGTTGTGGTTCACACTCAGATAAAAATCTTCTTAAAAATTTGGAGTCGGCAATTGGCATGTTTGAAATCATTTTTGCAATCTCACCCTTATCCGTTGACCCGTTTAGTTCTACTATCTGACTCTCTAATTTTTTTGTAACTATTGGTGCAATCATTCCTGAAGGGTAATTATTACTAATCGATTCAATTTCATTACTTTCTTTTATACTTAGTAATTTACATTTAACTTTATTTTTTGATTTTGGTAACTCAACGCTAAACAAACCATCTGTACCCATTTCATGTTTAGGTTTTATGTAATTTACCTCATCCACAATAAGTTTGACTTCAAATTTATTGTCCGTTTTTGGGTCAGTTATAAGATAATCATATTCAGGTCCGAAGGCAGTATTTCTTAAAAATATTAATATAGCTTGGACATCAACTTCTAATAATTGACCCACATCAAAACCTGGCTCATAAATTTTATTTTTAAGTAGAGTCATAATCAACCCGTCTTTTGGTGTATTTTGAGACATTAAAATATTTTCATCCGTAGCAGTAAGATACCCCACTTTTAAAGATTCTTTTTTTGGTCTATAAGTATGTCCACCACTTGGTAATTTTACCATATCATGTGGAAGGTTGAAATCCATTTGTCCGTATTGTGTGCTTTGGTCCATAATTTTTTTCTTTAAAAATAACTTGACTTTAGTTTATGTAAATAAAAAATCCCACCTAAAATAGATGGGATTGAATAATATTTTATTTTGTTTTTAGTATACCAAGATACATCTATCAGGTCTTAATGTTGCTTTTACAGTAATCAAACCATCTTCACTATATCCTAATGTGTCGAAGTCAACATTTGTTAAAAAACATCCTTGTAAAATCCATTTTTCAACTGCCACACCTGTTGGGTCTAACATTTCAAGGTCAACGTCTTTTTTGTAACCTGCAGCATAACCCATACGACCTGTTACTGATTCAGCGTGTAAACGAACCCACTCCATAAGAGCTTGTGATGCTGAAGGACCAATTGGGTCACGGAATGTAACGTCTATTGTTCCCCATTTAAAATTACCTGCAACATAAGTTTCAGTGTTCAAAAACGGGATAGCTACTGGATTAATCTCCACCTTTGGTCTTGAAGAACTTTCAACATACCAAGAGTTAATCCCCAAAGAAGAGGGGAACGTTATAATAAACCTATTTTTTCTTTTAGGTTCATATTGAAAGGGCATTTTCATTAACAAATCAGCCATGTCTATCTATTTTTTTGTTTCTTTTATTTTTATTATAAATATATCCAACTAAATTTTTTTCTATTTACTTTGTTATTTTTAAAAATTATCGTTGCATTATAAGTATTTCTAGATTTCCTTTTTTTCTCCTCCTTTAGTTAAATAAGTTTTTACTAGTTTTTCAGTATCTTCATCATCTAAAAATTCTTTCATCTTATCTATATTTCTAGGGTCATCGTCAGAAAAACCAATAATAGGAAGTATTTCATTGTTTTCTACATCATTTTTGAAGAATGCTTTTTCACCTATTTCTTGAGCCATATCTTTACAATAAGAAATAAACTCCCTCATTGCTTTTATTTTCCCTTCTTCAGGGTTAGTCGCAGACCCCTCACCGAAAGACACGGGATAAAATCTACAAAGGTCCAAATACTCACGTAATTCTTTTGGTGTCAAAGCTTTTGCCTTTTTTTCACCGGTGACTTCATTACCGATATTTCTATATCTATAAAGGTTTTCTGCTAGTGTTCTACTATTTAGACCATTCTTGTTAGCCATTATAAGATTATAAACACCTTCTTTTAAAGTATTCGGGTTGTGACCTCTTGCTGTGATGATTGCAAATATAGACCCACCATTGATACACTCAACAAAATCATTCCAAGATGGACCAACAGATGCCACCATTGCATCTAATACGAATCTCTTATCGCCTTTAACTCCAAAATTTCTAAATGGGTCTGGTGCAAAATCAACAACAGTAGTACCTTTATAACTAAATGGTTCTTTACCAATTTGGTGTCTGTGTTCTGCAAAGTCCTCTGTAGACATCGGAACCTCATCGTCGTTTTCACTTAAAACAATGATTGACGTAGGCATAAACATTATATTATCATCCCAATCAAAAGCATAATACTTTGTATCAGGATTACCTTCTTCCGTAAAACCTTCGTTAAGTTTGTTTTTTACAAATTCTCTTACGTACTTATTGATATTCATTATTTTTTAAGTTTTTCTAAAAGTCTTTCTAATTGTGCTTCAGTAATTACAATATTTTGTTTTTTTTCTGAAAACGTTTTTTTACCTTCAGTTTTATAACCTAAAGATTCTTTGATTAATTTTTTTTCTATTTTCATAGTTTTATGTATTAAATAATTTATGGGGGATATTTCTACCCCCCACTCATTTTATTTTTTTAGATATCGTCGAAAGACGCTCCTGTTGGTGTGATGACAAACTCGATGTCAATGTATTCTAACGCTCTTGTTGGTTTCAAGAAGATTTTACCTGTTAATGTATTTGAATCTAAATCTTCAGGTGTGTTAGATACTTGAACTCTAAAGTCAATCAAACCTCTATCTCTTCTAATTTGGTCTAAGATTGGGTTAACTG